CTACCATTTTTTCCTCCATTACCATTTTTTTTCTCAGGACGTAAATATCCACCAAATCCAATACGATATCCTGTTGGAATTGGTTTACATTTTTTATCAGTATAGCAATAGTAATATCCGGACTTACACTTTTTCATTTATATGTAAATTATAACATATATTTATTTATTATTACTCAGTTCCAGGTTCTGGAATATGAGGTGAATTTGGATTATTGATTGGATCTGGGTCATACCAATCAGAAGTAGATAAAATTTCTTTTATTTGTGCATGAGTATATGGTCCTAAGTACGTGCTAAGACCTGACACAGATGATGGTGTTGATTCACCATCCCATTTAACAAAAGTTTGAGTGCCATCCATAGATTTTCTTACGGTATTTATTGAATACTCAACTACTTCTTGAAAATTAATTTTTGATACTTCTGAGTAATCAAATATAATCCAGTGTCTATTTTCAAATCTCATTTTTTTATAAGGGAGTAAGACCAAATTTTGCTGCGTCTGCGTTAAAATTTCTTTTCACTTCATTTGCTGTTAACGCTTTACCATTGTAAACTCTAAGTATAGACATCTGACCATCCCAACACCATGAAAAATACCACGATGTACCAACATATGTATTTCTCGACCCACCATCATGTCCAACCATATTTTGTATAGACGTATATGGATTAGTTGTATAAGTTCCTGATGGTAGTTCACCATTATGATATACAACACTATAGCAGTTATTACTGTTATCTGGATTTGCTGCTCTAGATGACCAAACAAAATGATGCCATACATCGTTAGAAAATACACTTAAGTCATTTGTCGTAGTTATATAAGGTCTGGACCATGAACCAAATCCATCTCTCCAAAGCATTCCTTGATATCTATTGCTTTCAAATCCAAATAAAAAAGATCTTCCATCATTACTATTTTTATCCCATCTCCCCATTGGGAATGTAATATTATTATATAGATTATCGTCTGATCTTACCCAATATTCAATTGTAAAATCACCTTGAACACCATTGTAAGCGTTACTAAGATCGAAGTCTGAACCCTCGTCACTATTACTAGCATACCCATAATCATTTGATCCATCAAAATCCCAGTATGATACGGTTCTACCATCAAGAGTTGCTTGATAATTGTAAACCGGTGCATTTGGAAAATAAAATCTATAATTATCAGAGTCAGATTGAGGTCCATTCACTTGATTATACATGTAAGTGTTTGAATGACCAATATCATTATTATCAGCATCAGCCCAAAAAACTAAATTTTCGGTTACAATAGGAAGTGCATTAGTTTGTGATATTGCTCCTGATAGACTAGGGACTGAGGCTAATGGTGACATTTTACGTAAAGTTAACTTTATTACCAAATACTAGATATGTAGCATCTGCAGTTTTTATGATTTGGAATGTGTAAATATCATATCCACTAGAACCACCACTAGGGGCTGCTCCACCTATCCATTGTTCAGTCACTGCACTTCCATCTATTGTTAGTTGTTCGTAAGAATAATTAGTGTTATTTGTTGAAGATATTATTGTAACTGTAACAGAATCTCCTACACTTAGTTTTGAATTTAATGTAGTTGAACTGTTAAAACGTATATTAGGGGTTGCATCTGCAGTTTCTGTGGTTGAGAAATAATGAACTAGACCATCTTCAAGATTAATATCAGTGGCTGCACTTAATTTATTTGCAACTATATTAATTGACTCTTTGGACATTCCATTAAGATTTACTTGTCCAGAGAGACTCACATTAAATGAACTATCACCAGAAATCCAATTCGAATTACCAATACCTATTGCTAATTGATGATTTCCAGTTGTAGTTGTTACGGTTGCACCATAACCTACTACCACGTTACAAGATCCAGTTGTGATGCCCATACCTGCATTAGGACCTATGAGTGTATTGAAATTACCAGAACTTACACTATGTCCTGCACAAACACCGAATACTGCATTACATCCACCAGTTGCAGAACCACTTCCCTTAAATGCACATCTACCAATCGCAACGTTATGTGATCCAGTGCTGCGGTTCTTTGCTGCTTGATATCCTAGGAAAACGTTACATCCTCCACATGAGGTTGAACCTGCTTGCTTTCCAACAAAGACATTAAACCAATTATTTCCACCACTTTGATACTGAGTTTCAGCTCCAATTAAAACGTTACCTTGACCCGTTGTTAAGGAACATCCAGCTTTATGTCCTATTAATACATTCTCAGAACCAGTACAAACACAGTGACCAGATCTCCAACCTATTGCTACGTTTGTATCACCACTAGTAAGTTTTTGTAAAGTACATCCACCTATAGCCGTATTGTAATCACCAGATATACAATCACCAGATGCAACACCCATTCCACCAATGAATGTATTTCCTTCACCTGATTGAAGACACGCGCCTGCCAAACATCCAAATGCTATATTATAACAACCTGTTACACCAGTGGATTTTCTAATTCCACCAGCATTAAATCCAATAAAATAGTTGTCAGATCCAGTGCATAGGGCAGCACCTGCACAGAAACCTAATGAAACGTTATTGTACCCAGAAACAGCGGTTGCAGAGTCTCCTTTTCCCGCATTCATTCCAATAGCAATATTACAATTTCCAGTTGTATTTTTACATCCTGCATATTTACCTAAGAAGATGTTAGAATCACCAGATGTTGTACATTTACCAGCACATTCACCTACAAAAATATTAAAACATCCACTAGAACCATCAAGACATTTACCTGCATTTGTACCTGCGACTAAGTTTAGATCATCATCAGGAGAGAATCCACCACCACTAATACCAGTTAAATTTGAACCGTCACCATAAAAACTAGTGGCACTAACGATACCAGTAGCACTATAAACAGTCGCAATGCCAGCAAGAGTTACGTTATAAGAACTATCACCTGAAACCCAACTGGTATTACCAGCACCAATCGCTAATTGATTATTACCAGTGGCAGATGAAACTGTCGCACCGTAACCTATCAATACGTTACAAGAACCACTTGTAACTGTGCATCCAGCGTTTCGACCAATTACAACGTTGTCAGATCCACTGGTGAATTCAACCAGTGCATTTTGACCAAACGCTATATTATAATCTCCAGTATTATTGGCTAATGTGCTTGATCCTCTTCCTGCACATTGACCAATAAACAGATTACCATCTGCAGCATTACATGCACACTTACCAGCTGCTGATCCAATGAAGATCGAATTGTCAGCATCAACAGCACATCTTCCTGCCTCACATCCAATCATTATGGCTTTACCTTCGGCAGCAGCTCTACCAGCATATCTACCAATGAATATTCCGCATCCATTTGTTGGATCAGCAGCCATGCATCCTGCAAAATATCCAATTGCTATAGTATCATCAGATTTTACACCACACCAACCTGCACAAGTTCCAATTACAACGTTTCTACTACCAGGAGCACCACCTCCACCTGCCAGCATACCAAGTGCTACGTTCCTAGTACCACCAGTCAATTGTTGTAATGCTTGCTTACCGATTGCAACATTACAATTACCAGATACACCTGAACCTGTTGAACCACCAGATTCTGCACCAATTGCTACGTTGAATACTCCAGTTTCCATAAATTTTGAAGCCTGATAACCAATCGCAATATTACAAGCAGCAGATTCTGTCTTATTACCAGAATAACTCCCTAAGAAAATATTATGATTTCCAGTAACAACACATTTAGCCATTGCACAACAACCAAGTGCAATATTATCAGATCCAGTAGTTGAATTAGTACCTGCTAATCTTCCAAGAAAGATATTACGATCACCAGAACTTATATCACATCCTGCTTGTTTTCCGATTGCTATATTATCATCACCAGTATCTAAATTATAAGCAGATTCTTGACCCATAATAATATTATTACAGTGTTCCCCAGTGCCACCAGAAGCAATACCATTACCAAAGAAGATATTGTGACAACCAGTTGTCATGGTAGTACCATTACCATTACCAAGCGTAATATTGTAACTTGCAGTGGTCATCAGGCACCCTGATCTCTGACCAAATAAGAAGTTATAAGCACCCGTGGTTATAGACTTACCAGTGTGGCATCCCATTAAAATGCTATGACCATATCCTCCGCATAATGCTAAACCAGAGTTACAACCAATCATAATGTTGAAGCAGGTATCAGCATCTTTAGCTGCACCAGCATTTGTTCCTGCGACTAAGTTTCCTTGATCGTCTTGTGAGAATCCACCAGCACTAATACCAGTTAGATTAGAACCATCACCATGAAACGCACTTGCAGTTATGATACCAGATGTATTAATACTTACCGTAGTTCCGATACCAACTGATTTTTCTTGACCACTTTCATCAACAAACTCTATATCACCTGTTGCTGATTTTTTAATTTTTATTGCTGTACTTCCTGTACCAATTTGTATTTCATCTAAACCACTTATTTTTTTCTCACTTGGATCTAAAGTAATTGATGATGTACCTATTGTAAGAATTCCTGTAATTCTTGCATCACCATTTACATGTAAGGAAGTTCCAGATGCACCTACAGCACCAACTTCAAGAGTGAATCTTGGAATAGTAGTTCCAATACCTACGTTATAATCACTATTTCCAATAATCCAACTAGTATGTCCGGATCCAATAGCAAGTTGTGAACTACCTGTGGCAGATGGTAGACAAACAAGATTACCAATAGCAATATTACAACATCCACTTGTTGCATTAGCACCAGCATAAAATCCTAAAAATGTGTTTCTACTTCCTGTGACATTGTATCCAGAATCAGCTCCTAATGCAACATTAAAAGATCCTCCAGTTGAAGTTCTTCCAGCACTCTCTCCTACGAATACGTTTCTGTCTGATGTCGATCCAAGACAAATTCCAGATAAATTACCAAGTGCAATATTACCCTGACCTGCACAACCTCCAGATCCACTTGATCTTCCTGCATAACAACCAATAAAAATGTTAGAAGTACTACCAGTTGCATCTTTACCTGCTTTATGTCCTAAGAATATGTTGCAGTCACCAGATGTCATAGATGTTGCATTTTGATAACCAACAAAAATATTATATTTTCCGTTTGTGTGAGCTGTACCAACTTGGTATCCTAATCCAATATTTCCTAAACCAAGAACTCCAGAAGGATAATGTGTATTTTGATTTTCTAAAACATTATATCCTATTGCTATATTGGCACATGATCTTTTAGAATTTTTTAAAACACCATTACCAATACCTATATCCCAACTTCCATCAGTAGCACAACATCCTGCATCACGTCCAATGTAAGTGTTAACGAGTCCACCTGATAGAGATTTACCTGCATTATATCCAAATAAAATATTACAACCACCATCAGTCACAGATTTACCTGCACAAGAACCAATTAAAAGATTACTTACTCCACTTGTTAAATTACATCCAGAGCAAGTATTAGATGGAAATAAGTTTTGATTGCCATCAGCAGTAAATCCACCAACACCAGTTAAATTAGAACCATCACCATAATATACAACCGCAGCACCATCTGACCCAATACTTTTACCAGCACCAATTCTTATACCCTCTCTTGCTGTTATTAATCCTACCGAGTCTATATTTGTTACATCTTCATACGTAAGTGTGCCAGCGATAGAAACTGTTGTTGCTTCTAATGTTGCAATAGTACCTATACCAGTTACATTTAAAGTAGTTAAACTAGCAGGAAGAACTCCTTCGGGTAAACTGCCATTGTTAATATTAGTTGCATTAATATTCTGAAGATTACTACCATCACCGAAATATACTGGTGCCAAACCGCCTGGTAATGCAGTTACGATTCCTACCGAAGTAATTCCTGAATTAATTATATTTTTGAAAGAAGATATTCCAGTTACATTAATATCATTAGAAAATGTTGATACTCCAGATACATTTAATTGATTAAAGAATGAACCTCCTGTTGTGCTTATACCAACAACACTGCCTCCTCCACCTCCACCAGAAACAGTTTCAAAAACAAAATTCTTACCAGCTGGTTGTGATGTATCTACTTTAAGAAATTTACCATCATACTCACTCAAATTTGTAGCAATACCGACAATATCATCAAGATATTGTAACCTCGTCTCTCCACCACCACCTAATGTGGATAATTGAGTTTGTATGCGTCCTAAAAATAATCTATAATGTTGTTGAAGTTGATCTAATGTAACATAGTTTTGATCAAGAGGTGTTAATGGATCTGATGTTTCTGTGGATGGTAATGTTTGTTCAATTAAAGTTTCATTTATTTTACTTTCTTCTTTTAATTTTTCATATACTTCTTCAAGATGTTTAATTTTTGTAGAAAGAACAAAATTTTCTTTCTCCAATTCAGGGACATTTAATTTTTCAATCGTGTCTTTAAAACCATTTTCAATTTTTTGAAAGTTAATGTTTTGTTCCTTTAAGTTATTTTCTCCTCTGATTAATTCTATTTGAAGATTTTCAACCTTTTCTTTAAGACTCTCGTTGATTGTTTTATTTACTTTTAATTCTTCTACAACCTTTTTCTTTAATTTTTGTATTTCATTTACTTTAACTTTAAGTGTATTTGATATACTTTTATTGCTATCACCAATATCTTTTATATGATTCTCTAAATTACTTACAGCTTCATTAAGATTATTTTCTGAGTTGTTTGATATTTCAAATTGTTTTTTATCGATGTCGTCGGATAATTGACTTATAACATTATCAAACTCTTCCTTAAATTCAATAAATTTTTGATCTGTTTTTACTTCTACGTCTACTATATTTTTTTTATACTTAGGAATATCAACTTCAATGAATTCATTTACTACATCTGTAACATTTGAAACTTTTGATTTAATTTCTGCTAATGTTTTTGAATTTATACTTTTTACATTGCTTTGTAAGTTTTCAATGCTTTCTTCTAATAAGAAAACATAAGAAAGCATTGCATTATCTAAATCTTCTTTCTTAAGAAAATTCTGTAATTCTTCTTTTAACTGATTGACAACCTCAATAGTTTCTGTAATTTTCTCAAATTTAGACAGATTTTCCTTGAAGGTGTTAAATGATTCTGAATATGAATTCAGATTAGGATTACCCACCATGTTTTTTATATTATTACTTTCTCTCTTAAAGTAATCTGAAGGTTTCTTAAGACCCATTATTAAGACTTATCATTGGAAGTAGTATTATTATTTAGAAGACCATTTTTAAGCAGTTTTGAAAGTTCGGCAGTTGATCCAACAAATAAAGAGTTGTTAGTAACATTATTTGTTGTTTTCTGTGTGTCNTCGTCAATATCTTTTAGTTTTTTCTGCAAATCGATAAGTTTATCAGTTGTGTCAGCTACGGATTTAATTATCTGACCAGCAACTTCATATGCTCTTGGACTTGCACTCTCACCTGCTACCTCCATTATACCATTTATTGCCTCTTGTCCCTTTTCTATTAAAGAATATAACTGACCTCTTGTATAAGTATAGTCCTTTTCAATATCATTGACTTTCTCAATTTCATTTTTCACAGGTTTTTTAGGACTAGTAATAGCCTCTACCTCTACAGGATCTGTATTGAACGTGTCATTTAATGATTCGAATGAGTCTTTCATGGTTCATCATATATCTTTTTGTTGAGTAGGACTATATGATTTTGCGTCACTGAAAAATGCAGTAGTTTCACTAAATCCAAAATCATCATCAGGTCCTGCGTCAATTGGATCTGGAGTAACTGTGTATCTTACTTCACGTTTTGCATTCTTAGTATTTGTATCTGTGCTGTAATCAACTTGAACTTTTCTAATTAATCCATCAGTTGAATCGGCAACAGGACCAAACAGATAAGTCTTTGCAGTAAAACTTAATGTATATATTAACGCTCTCCGAGTTGAAAAATCACCCTCATAATCATCTTGAAAATTAATAGAGTCCAAAACTATTGGTATGTCTCTTTTCTCTCCAATGGAATTTACTAAATCAACAGTTAAATTGAAAGATGGTTGGAAGAAAGGTAGTATTTGTTCTACAATCTGTAAAGAATCATCATTTAATTTAGCAAGAATATTTAATTCAAATCCTATGTTGTACGGGACAGGCATAAAAACTTTTTTTAAATTAGTGCCATCAGATGCTTTGAATGTTTGTGTAACTCCTGTTTTTCTTGTAGGATCGTAAGTCACATTAGTCATTTCAAATGACATTCGAGGTAGTGTTATTTGAACTGGTTTATTTAAATCTGCTTGTTGCTCTAATCTTGCTAAGAATTTCTGTGATGGTCCATAAGCTAAGGGAACCTTTATTTCACTATAAGTATTCCCATCTTTATCATCATGTCTGATGTAGATTGAATTAAATAATGTTCCAAACGAAACGATTGTTTTTCTAATTATTTCGTGATAGTAATAAGTTCCTAACATTAAAATGTACCAAATGGATTTCCTTCTGAAAAGTCAATGATGTCATCAGCTTCACTTTCGATTTCATCACTCTTATCGTATTTATCAGCAAATTCTGCTGATTCTATAAAGTCAACGGTAAATCTTGCTCCAGAAGTGCTACCTACTGCCACATCACCAGATATGAATGTACCATCCGTAGTGCCTAATTTAAGAACATTTTGAACAGAATCCCAAGACTTAACCCTTCCTCTAGCACCAGAAATAGAACCTGTAACAAGTTCATTAAATTTATATGTTCCGATACCGGTTATTACTGGAGGTGGGGTAACAGTTGCTATACCAGTTCCTGATGTATATCCAATTCCTGCATCTGATATTAATATTGATGTAACAAAACCAGCAGCATTTACTTTAGCAATACCAGTTGCAGTGCCCACTCCTGATGTTGGCGTCGTAAATGTAAGAGTTGGATCAATTGCATATCCACTTCCACTTGATGCAATACTTACTGTTCCGATACCTGCAGAGGTTTTGACCAAATAAGCAGTTGCAGCAGCACCAACACCATAAGATGTTGAACCGACACCTATAACAGTTGATGCAGCACTGACTATTGTTACTGTCGGTGTTACTGTGTATCCTGCACCGGGATTTGTCAACAATATTTCCTTCACAGAAAATACGTTATTAACACTTGTTGTAATTGCAACAGCTGTTGCATCTATTCCACCAGCTGGTGCTGTAGATATTGATACATTTGGTGTTTTAGTGTAACCTGAACCATCATCATTTAATATAATTTTACGAATGTATCCTGAAGTAGTAGTTACTCCTAAAGTNGCAGTAGATCCTATTGATATGAGTTTAAGAGAAGTTATATATCCTTGATTGACTAATTGACTATCAATCGACTGTGTAGTGGTGTTAAGTTGATCCCAACCACCCATCTCATCTTCTAATTCGAAGAGTTCACACTTTAATTGATAGACATAATTTTTACCTAATTGATAAAATGGTTCTTCGTGTTCAACAAACTTTATTTCAAAAATTCTTTGTCCTAATGGAAAATAAATTAAATCTCCCTCTCTTGGTCTTGTAGACACTTCAATTTCATCAGCTGGTAAACTTGCTAAAAATGGTGATATAAAGTCTTCAAACCTTTCCTTAGATATGGTAACTGTCAATTCATCCTTTAAACTCATACCAAATTTTGTCATTACATCACCTGCACCTCCGTATCCATCAAAGGTATTGACATATGCTTCGATCAAAAAAGTATCATTAAATGTAGATGATTGGATTTCAGTTAAAATCGAATCTTTTTTTATAATTTTACGAGGTAAATATACTACTTCTACACCATAAATTTTTAATTGTTCATTAATTAATTCTTGAACAAGTCGTTGTTCACTTTGTGATCCTTGTAGGAAAAAGGGATTTAGTGCCATACATCTTACCCAATAAAATCAAGAGGTGGTAACTCATATTCCAGAGTCATTCTTTCTCTGATGCTTGTCAATTCTCTTTCAGCGTCTTCATATATTTCTCTTCCGTTCAATTCTATACCACCAGGAAGTTTAACTCCTTTAAATTTGATAAGATTTTGTCCCCATTGTCTTTTTAAAAGAGCTGTCAAATACATCTTAAGAAATGGATCATCAAAGACTTTTGTAAATTCTGTAGGGTCTAAAGCTCTGTGGCAATCAATTATCAAATAATTATCAACTTCCTGTGCTTTCCAATCAATGTCCAAATACAATCTATTTTGTCTTCTATTAAATCTAATTTGTTTATCTGTTGTTAAAAGAAAATCTATATCTTCAAGATAAGTTTTTGTCATGGAATATTGCAATAAATCGACAGAATTAAAACGATACAAATCATTTAAAAATAATTGATATTTAATACTAAACATCCCACCAGAAATAGTGCTTGAATCAAATTTAAAAACTTTTTCTATACCTATAACAGAGTCTGGAATTTGTATGAAATTNGAAGTTTCATAAAAATTCGAGGTTATAGTTCCCATTCCACTTATATTTGTTGATGTTCCTGTGGTGGTAACAATTCCCACACCATCAGTGCCACTTGCTTTTCCCCTATCTAAATCCTCTTGAGTCAATTGATATTTTAAGTACATTCTCTCAATACCATCATAATGTCGATTATTAAAAAGTTGTATGGCATCATCGACAGAATCATCAATTTGATCATCATCAATATTAATTTCAAGCACAGGTGCACCTAATTTTCTTAGACAATAATCTATTAATTCTTGTCGAGTACTTGGTTTTGCCATCAGAAAGCACCTCCATCAAGGTCTGCCACATCACCCGTGAATGTTACGACACCTGATACTCCTGTAATTATACCTGCTTGTATTTTAATTCCACTCACCGTTGTTATTCCAGTCACATTTAGTTCAGTTAAATCTCCAACGACAGATCCTGTAATACCTGTTAGTTTACTTCCATCACCATAGTATGTAACTAATCCTACACCACTTGTTGCTGTTATGAATCCAGTCTGTATTTCAACTCCACCAAGCGTAGAGATACCTGTTACAAGTAATTGTGATACAGAAGCAATTCCTCCGATTACATTTTTTGTAGATTTTGTGCTAGATGTGGTTAAAACCTTGATTGCGTCTGATTGACCAATTCTAATGTTAAGATCTGACATTATTGTGTTACACCCTCCCTGACTAAAGCAGAACCTTCAACGACTCGTGTTTTTATATCACCTGTCGTAACGACAATATCATATACGTATCTGCCTGGTTTAATAGCAGCGGTTGTTGTTGCAGCAAGAGCAACATTAATGAGACCATTATCAGAATCTACAATTACAGACTCAAAGTCTGTTGCTGTAGAACTAGCAGAGTGTTTTCTTAACTGTGCAGCTATAGTATACCCAGATAAATTAAATGGCGCATTATCCTCAGTAGATCCTAAGTCAAAACTTTGACTAAAAGTTGATCCTGCGTTAATAATTAAGTTTGAGACATATACTGCTGACATCTGTTTAAAGTGATCCTAATTAATATTTAGGTCTTGTTAAGGTTTTTAATTAATAAAGAAAGTGATTCTTTAATTTCTTCAATATCATTTTTCATTTTATTCATTTCATCTTCTTTGTTTTTTTGAGTTTTTATCATTTTTAAGTGTTGCTCATATCCAAGATCATCACAATTTACGATAGCTCCTGTAGATTTATCTCTATAGAGATTTGAATGTCCTTCAACTTTAATCATCTGACTGCAATAGTCCTCAACTCTTTCAATTTTGGATATTCTGATTGATTTGAACTAAACATAACAATTTTCACAGCATATCCAATAAACTCATCCAAATTATCTGCAGTAAATTGATATTCTCTATATTCATTATTAGCACTTGTAGGCACAAACGAATCTGGTCTACCATCATTTTTTACTGAATCTACAACTAAATCTCCAAATCCATCATCAGGATCAACTCCAACCAAATTTTTATAACCAGGAAATAGTTCAAAAGATTGTGATATATTATCAGAATCTTTCTTAAGTAAACTGTATAATACTCTGAAATCAGAAGATGGTGGTCTGTATCCAGTTAAAAATACTTTTAATGAGGTTGCAGGTTTATTTAATGTAATTAAATTTGTTACATATGTGGCACTATGAGGATCATCATTAATTGATTTAACCAAATTACTGCTACTATAATTTTCAAATCCAATAGGATTATTGATTCTATGTGAAATAAATTCAACTTCAAAGGGTTGAGACATATCTATCGCTGGAGATAAATTTTCATTATTTGAAGAAAAGTTCATCAATAACGTGAAAGATTTATTTCTTGGTAAAGAAGTCAAATATGCATTTTCATTTAATTTAGATGCAACTAATCTTGTTCCATTTAAAGAATTGTATGTGTTAAGTTGAATAGGTTCATAACCTTTATCAGCAAATGAAATCTCACTTCCTCCAACACTTGTTCCAGATACAGTTCTGATTGAAGCTTCAATATTTGTTTTATTTACCTCACCATTTTCTTGAACACCTACAGGGGTTAATGTATCAAAAATTGGAACCAGAGAATCAAAAGCAATATTTTCTGTTGATTTGACTTCAAGTCCACCACCAGCTGCGTTTGAATTAAATGATAACTGAGGAGCACCTGTGAAACTTAAAGGGTCAATAGATCGACTTGCACCATTTTTTGTTCTATCTATTTCTACAAAATAACTATCTAAATCACCTTCTATACTACTAACTGATAGATCATCTCTAACAATCCTTCTAAGAGAAACACCATTTAATTCATATTTTGATACTAGTGATCCTATATCATGTTTTGGAATAATATTTGTGTTATCGACACCTCTTCCATTTGAACCTGATGCTATTTTGAGTACACCAACATCAACTGCATTATATCCTATAATTTCATTGTTTATTTTAACATATCCTGTATTCGCAGATCCAACTGGGAATCCCTCAAAGGATACAAAGTTTGTTGTATTTGCAACACTAATATTAGTTAATTCTGAACTTAAAAGATCAGTAGTTAACTCTGTAGGAGTAACATCACTAGCAACATCAGAAATACTTAATTTATTAGTGCTTGAGTGCATTCCATGATCAAGTGCTTTAACTTTAAACACTTTACCAGAATTTTTACCTGTTTCATTAAATACAGAAGTTACAATTGTAGTGGCTGCAAGACTAACTATATCACCAGAATCATTAAAGAAACTAACTGC